TTTGGTTTAGGTTTTTTTTTACCTGTTTGTTGAGATAATAAACTTACCTTCTTATTATACTGTTGTACAAAATTTTTGCTTATCATTTTTTATTTGTTTTAATTATATCTGTTGCTTTTATTCCATAAATTGCAGCTACTACTGATACCCAAAGTCCAGTTATCCACCAAGGCATACTGTCTAATTTATCAAAATATAAATCTAGTTTAGCTTCCATTTTTTCATCTTCTGCAAATACAGAATATGCTAGAAGAAACAGAGGGGATGACAATACAAGTAAAACGAACTCATCTTTCCAATCTCCTTTTTGATTTTCAAATACCTTACCCTTGTATTCAATCTCACCTTTTCGCATCTTCTCTGATTGAAGAAGTCTTGCTTCAGACATATTTGTCTTAAATTTTTGTTTGTCTGAGTACAGCTTTGCACCTGTCTTTAGACCCATACTTATTAAATTAAACCACATTATTTTACTACCTTACCATCTTTCCATTCCATGTCTGGTAATCCATTATCAAATTTTTTACCATCATAAGTCAATACTTGTTTTCTATTATTACCTTTTTCATTATAACTTATATGTACCCAACCACCAGCAGGATCTTCAGAATTATAAAATTCTAATATAAGTTGGTCAAAATCTACATTGTTTTGTAGCCAATAAGCTACTTTAATATTAGGTACACCAGCAATTTCAAAATCTACTGCTTGACCTTTTGCGTGTTGAGATGTTTTTTTTGAACCTATTGCTTCACATAATTCTTCTGAACGATACCCAGATGTTATAGTTATAGGTTTATCAAACTTAGCTCTAACTGGCTCAAGAACTTCATAACAAAGATTCTCTAAGTTTTTTATATCTCCTGCTCCTGCATCATTCTTGATACCCTTACGAGTAGCTGTCATTGACTTAGTAAATTCTTCTAATTTAAAATGTTTAGATAGTTGCATAAATGATTTTTACTTTTAATTTTTTTTGCTCTGGAGTTGCTGATCTGTGTATAAGGCTGCCAATTCTTTTTCTTTCATAACCATCTTTACCTGTATAATCTTTTTTTCTATAATTTTTAGACTTAACATCATACCCTTGATACTCTCCAGTTGTAAGGTTTAATGTTACTATATCTACTGGTCCATTACCACCTAAAGGTGTAAATACTATCATATTAGGATTATCAGCAAGACGCAACTGTACTTTTAATTCTGATATTAATCCAGCTATATTTGTTTTACGATTAGCCATTCCACTTAAAGTAACCTGCTAATATTCCAACAAAGCCACCAAGAATAAGTAATAAATTTACTGCTCCTTTGCCTTTGTTCATATCAGCTCTAAGTTCTTTAATTTCTTTTTTAACTTCATCCATTGATTTGAAAAGAGTTTTCATACGTTCTGCACACACTTTTTCATGGGAGGTTAATCTAATTCCATTGTGATCAGTTATGTTGGAGTTAGATTTTCTAGTCATTATATTTTGTTTATTAAAATGAATTTCATAATATTAATCTATAGTTAAGCAAGTGAATATGTGGTGTGTGGAAATAATACCCACTTGCAAAAATTTTATATCATTTTTTAAACCATGATGGAAGACCTAAATGTGGACGCTTGTCAAACATATTGTCTTTAGAGCCTTGTGTTTTTTTATTATTATAATGAAGAAATACTTGTACACAATTCTTACCTTTAAATTTATTACGCCAATGCTCTACTTCGCAGCCAGAATAAGCTAACATATCTCCTGGTTTTAAGTTAACCGATATTCCTTTTAATCCTTCTTTTCCAGAGGGTTCTAAATAAAGTGTCCAATCATCACCCCCTAAATTCATAGTAGTAGATATTTCACAACTAAATCTATCCTTATGTCTTTTAAGAATATCACCTTTTTTATATATTCTTGCATAAGTATAAGCTGGATATAGTTTTAATCCTGTAGCTTTCTCCATAATCGGTTGACATTTTAACATTAAAGTTTCCATAGCAATATCAGAATAGTTTGAATAGGTATGTGGTATTTGACTATTCTCACCTTCATACTCCCCTAACAAAACTTCATAAGGTGAAATAAATCTAGCTTTACTACAAGTATCAAAAACTTGTCTTTTCATCATAAAATAATTATAAAGAAACAAAGCTAAATCTTTATTTATAGCATTCCTAACAATTGTGTATTTATCTTTTTTAAACATCTTTAGCCATCTCCTTTGGTATTGCTTGAATATTCCAATGTATAAATCTAAAAGGTTCCTTACCATGATCTACTGAAAACTCATGTTCTAAAAAACCTGGAAATATAATTAAGGTTCCAGGTGTAGGTTTAAAATGGACCAATTCAGTTCCATTCATTACACCTTTTATTTCTGGTTTCATTTTTAATTTTGTAGCTCTAGCTCCAGTTCTTGGTTCATGGAAAATAGGCATAGATGTTTTATCACTACATTTTAAGAAATAAAATCCAGATACATGTTGATTCCAATGGATGTGAGCTGCATGATGACCGCCGCCATTCTTACTAAATTCTTGTACCCATAATTCACTAAACATAGTTGTATATTGTTTCATATCATAACCATGATGATCTAAAAATTCCCATGACTTTTCACCAATGTAATTTCTAAAATCTAAAAAATCATTATCTTGTGTTAAAGGTGTTGAGTGATGAGAAATTCCAAAATCTTTGTTAGCTTTTATTATTTTTTTATCTATAGTTCTAGCGTCTTTAATATATTTATTAGTAGCTTTAGTTAAAGACTTTAAAAATTCTGGTTTTTGTTCTGACCAAACCGGTGTACTGAAATAATTATTAATAAACATATTATTTAAATGGGTATCCTAAATTCCAAAGAACTAATGAATACCTTGTTCCTTTCATTACGGGTTTAACTCTATGCCAAAGAAATGAAGGAAATACAATAATAGATCCTTTAGGTAAAATCTCTTTTGCTTGTTTTAAATGTTTAGTTTCTTCTCTCATGTGGGGATCATAATTTCTAAAATCAAATTCTAATTCTCCGCCTGTATATTCTGACCCATCAGTTAACTGACAAGTAACAGATAATTTTCTAATCTTACCATTGTCTGGTCCTTCTTTTTTATAAGCTTTATCCCAACTGTCACAGTGCCAATCATAATATTGTCCGTGTTTATATTTTGTAAATTGACAAGATTCAGACCTATCCCATTCAAAATTCCAGCCTGCAGATTTATTAGCAGTATGAATATAAGGATGTATTTCTTTATAAATCCAAGTATCATTAAACCAAGTAATGTCTGAATTTCTTTTTCTTTTCATATCTTTAATTTGGTCTTTAGTTAATTCTTTATCTCCATAACCCCCTGTTCTAGCTAGACTTTCTTTATTATTTAATCCATGTTTAATAACATCATCACAAAATTTAGGAGTTAGTGCAGATTTAAAATACCAATAATAATTAGATAAATTCATAAGTAATAGTTTGAATAAAATTTAAAGAATCTTTCTGATTATTTGTGATGTAATACATATTGGTAGAGGGAAACATAATGAACATATTATTTTTTAACTCTATATCCCAACTTCTACCTTTTCTTCTATTGTCATCATAATGAATTCTAACACTACAACCATCAACTTTAACACCATATAGTAAAGTATAATCAGGTGAGTTTCGAAGATCTACTGGATCTATATTCAATAAAGGAAGACTTGCTTGTTGAGGTTTATAAATATCACCCCATGTTTTTTTATTAACTAAAGTAAAACCATATTCTACATTTATATGTTCTCTCATATAAGTTGTTAACATGTCCCAAGTTTTTGAGAATGGAAATTCTTTATTGTTAAAAGTAGATTGTAAAATATCTTTGGTTAATTTGGTTTGATCTATTTCAAAACCTTTAGGCATGGAAACGTCACCAAAGTACAATGATTGTTCCGTTAATACTTTTTTTTTCATACCCAATCCTTTTATAAAGAAAGGTATTATAATGTCAATATTATTAAAATAAATTGATCTAAATCAATTAGACTACAGGAATAGTAACTAAATCCCAAGATTGACCAGATTCATTCCAATCATAATTATAAGTATTAGATGTATCTGATATTTGTTCTGTTGTTAAAGTAGGTGCGTCACCAACAGGTGATTTCCAAGAAGCAGATTCTAAATGTTTTACCCAAGAAGCATAAGGTTTTTTAGACCAGAAGATTTGATTATCTTCGTCCCAAGTATAACCAATTCCTGCATAATTTCCTCTAAATTCAGTTCCACCAGAATTGTGAGTATTACCTGATGTATTATATGAAGTCTGAATCCACATCTGTGCTGTCCAGTTATTATGTTGTTCTAAATATTGTTGTCCAACTGTTTCATCTTCTACTCCATCAGCATTTAACATATCTTTGTTATCAAGTGTTAATACTTGAAGAACTTTTCCATTTAATCCTATTTTTGCAAAATGTGCCATAATTTTTTCCTATTGAAACTTATATCTTATTATAACGATTCCTGAACCACCTGCCACAACATTGGTACCAGGTCCTGATCCACCACCTCCACCACCAGTATTTGTTGTTCCTGCGGTTCCAGCACCAGAAGTTGCTCCAGCACCTCCACCACCAGTTGCAGTTCCTGCAGTTAATGCATTACTACCTCCACCGCCACCACCGGCTCTTTGTGTAGGTGTTCCATTAATACTTGAAGTTGCTCCAGTACCACCGGGACCTCCAATGTACCGTGCCGGACCAGCATTTGTTCCAGCAACAGTTGCACCTCCACCGCCACCTCCAGCACACTGTACAGGAACACTTGGTCCTGAATCTCCTCCTGAAGTTCCTTGAGGAGGACTAACTGGAGGTGTATTTCCTGCTCCACCACATCTTGGATTAACTGGTCCTGAACACGCACCTCCACCTCCACCTGATCCACCTGCTAAACCATCTGTAATAGGGGAAGCATCCGTATTTCCATCTCCACCACCTCCACCTCCAGCGGATGTTATTGTACTAAAAATTGAATCACTACCATTGTAACCAGGTCTATGTGGGGATCCACCAGAACCTGCTCCAGCCGCACCAACAGATATTGGATAACCTTGTACTGTAACTGGTAAAGCTACTGCGGGAGCTGCTCCTAAAGGAGAAACTGTATAACTTCCTGATGCTGTTCCCGGTGATTCTCTATAGCCACCACCACCTCCACCACCTGATCTTTGCCAGCCACCACCACCACCTCCGGCTATTACCATATAATCTATTAAATTTGAACCATCTACATTTCCTGCATCAGATACACACAAAGTACCTGGACCTGTAAACGTATGAATTCTATAATCTCCTGAACAAGTTATTGTTCCACCTGTTGCTGTAATATAAGCAGGGGTTTGTGGAACTTGTGAAAAATCATCACTGTGAACTGATCTCCAACCAACTGTTGCATCAATATATACTAAAGTTAAACCTTGACCTTCTGTTGATAGTGTAAGAGCAATTCCTGCATCTCCACCATTAATTTTTTCAGATCCATTTGGATCAATTGTTAAATTGTTTGTGTCAAATGTATTATTATAATCTTGTACTGAAACTATCGCACCTGCAACACCTGCTGGTAAATTCATCGTAAATATTCCACCTGTTGTGTTAGCAAAATAACCTTCACCATTGACTGCTGAAAAAGTTGCCGTCTTTGGAGTTGTATCCCAATCCACAGTTCCTGTTCTACCACTTGAAGCATCACCCCAAGCTATATCTGTTCCGTCAGAAGTTAATACTTGGTTAACTGTTCCTTTAGTTAAAACTGTTGTAGCTGCACTAGCATTACCATAAAGAATACTTCCTCTACTTAATGCGTCTAATTTATTTAATTCTGTTGCAGTAGAAGTTACTACTACATCTTCATTTATTTTAGGTGAAGTTAAAGTTTTGTTTGTAAGCGTTTCTACTCCAGCTAAAGTTGCAAAACCAGATGTACTTACTGCTACGTTTTCCCATGCACTACCACTATAAATACGCATAATATTTGAAGTAGTATTAAAATAAAGCATACCAGCAGCTAAAGCATCACCATCATTATCTGTAGTTGGATCAGAAGATTTAGAACCTAAATAAACATCATCAAAAGCATCAGCAGATGCTGCAGCTTCATTTGCAGAAGTAGAGGCATTAGTTTCAGATGTACTAGCATTGGAAGCAGAAGTAGATGCATTAGAAGCGGAAGTTCCAGCATTAGTTTCAGAAGTTCCAGCATTTGTTTCACTTGTACTTGCGTTACTTGCTGATGTACTTGCATTTGATGCTTGAGTAGTAGCTGTACTTGCAGATGTTGAAGCATTACTTGCTGATGTAGCAGCATTTGTTTCTGATGTAGCTGCGTTAGTTTCTGATGTCGCAGCATTTGTTTCGGATGTACCAGCATTTGTTTCAGAAGTTGCTGCATTAGTTTCTGATGTTGCAGCATTAGTCTCTGCTGTCTCTGCATTAGTCTCTGCTGTTTCAGCATTTGTTTCAGCTAGTTCGGCAGCTGTTTGTGCGGTTTCTGCATCATCTTCTGATGATTGTGCGTCTGCTGCACTTGCTGCTGCTGCTGTAGCAGAACTTGCTGCACTATAAGCATCTACTAATAATTCAAAATGATCGGTATCAGTTAATAAATCTCCAATAACACTATCTGCTATACAAATATAAACATTATTTAATTGACCAGCAGTTGTAGATTTAATCATATCTCTAATAGCATAAGCTGCTGTAGTTGTTGTTGCGTCTGTACCTTGATATGTACCAAGTTCTTGTGTTACAGCAATTTCTCCAGAAGAATCAAATGCTAAAATTTTATTTGCTCTATCTGTTGCACCTACAGTAAATTCTGTAGAGGTCATTGTGTTTGTTGCTGATAATTTTATAGAACGATTTACTTCTTCTTGAAGTTGTTGAATCGTCATGGTAGCACGATCCAAACCCTCTTCATGTGATTCCGCAGGGAATGGATCATTTGCAATATAATCTATTGCTTGGGTTTGCGGCACTTCTCTTCTAACTACTACTGTCTCTGTTGCAGTTGGTATATTACCTGCAGTAAATACCACATTACCACCAGATGCACTTCCTGCACCAGTTACTGTGTAATGAGTTGTTAAAGTTTTTATAGTCTCAGTTCCTGTAGCTGATCTAATAATTACTTCTAAGTCTGTGTCTGCAAAAATTTTGAATCCGTAAACAAAAGTATCGTTACTACCATTGCCTGAGTATGAATTTTTTACTGTTGTGCTTGATACTGTCATTTTAATTCTCTATATATTAAATGTTGTAATTATCAATACCATATTATTGTGGTAATAATACATTTATTTCCTCTGTTTTATCTCCTTTTTTTCTTTTATAAAAGCCGTATTTTTCTATTTGAGCATCTTCTATAGCATCTTTAACTTTAGGATATGCTTTAAGCATTTCATAATAAGCCTTATCTTTAAAACCTTTAAATATTTTTTTTATGTATACTTCTTTACCACCATCAAAATTAGTATCTCCTTCTTGTAAATTTTTATATTTATTTGAATCAAAGGTTTTTTGCAAATATTCTGTTAAAGTTTTACCTTCTATTTTAACTTTACCTATATTTTGCATCATATAATCATAAGCAGATTGCTCACCTGTAAAGTTATATTCTTTAGTTAAATCAACTTTTTTATATTTTATTTTTTGTGGTTCTCCAAGTGGTATTCTAAGTCTAGCAATCTCAAATGCTACAGGATTATCTTTAACATCTATTTTTCTACCTACTAAACTTGGTCCTTGAAGCCAAAATGAAAATGATGCTACACCATCTGCGTTTAAATATAAACTACTAGGTGTTTTTTCTATAGGTTCACCTGTTAGTATATCTCTTCTAGGTTCTAAAAATTTTTCACCCAATCCTGTTCTTGCTATAATTCTATCTAAAAATCCTCTTGTTTCGTAGGATTCTGTTTCTGGTTCTAATATTCCTGGTATACCTTGATTTCTTAAAGAAGCATAAGGTATAGCATTTCCTACTACTCCACCAAAAAATTTAGAAAAACTATTTTCAGTTGGATTTGCAATAAGCTCCATAGCATCTGATAAACCTCTTAAATAAGTTTTGTTAGCAGCATTTCTAAATACAGTTAAAGCTGCTGAACTAAATAAATCTTCTTTTTGTTCATCATTAATATTAGTTAAATTTTCTTTTAAATCTGCAATAATTCCAAGTATATAAAATCTTGGATCCATTCTGTTGTATTGTTTGTAAGTTATAGTTCCATTGTCATTAACTTGTGCAATAGAATAAGGTTGCCACCCCATAGATAACCAAGTTTTTTTAACTTGAAAATTAGAAGGTCCATTACCTGTTATTTTAGGGTATTTTTTACCATTTTTATCTTCAACATCTTCTGTTGCTAAATCTAAACCATACATGGTTGCAGCCATACCTATCATTTGTCTACCTAACACTTCAGCTCTAGCTCTTCTATCTCCACTTCTCCATAAGTCTCTATTTTGTTTTGTAAGTAAACCAAAACCAGGTAAACGATTACCAAAATGTCTCCAAAGATTAGTAGGTGTTCTTATAAAAGGTGCAAGAAATCTAAATTCTGGTGAGTTTAATAAAAAAGTTTGTACTTTATTACCCCAATCTAAATAAGAACCACCCTTTAATGAATTGGTATAAGTTGATTCTCTTGCATAATCTAAAGTTTTTTTATTAATAACATTATCTTTAATATTTGCCATTCCATTTTTATCAAAACCCTCTTTCCAAATTCTTGCTAAATTTTCTTTTCCTTCTTTAGATGAAAGGGATAATCCTCTTTCCAAAGTATTATCAATAGCATTAGTCCAAAGCCTACCTCTATAATTTGATTGTTTTAAAAATTCATCACCTGTCATTAACAACCTAGATGGTAATTCTAAAACATTTCCTATCCAATCTATTGCAGTACCAGCAGCTCCATCAAAACCTAAATTAGCACCACTAATAGGTCTTACTGCTTTACCACCTACAATTTCTAAGTTATCTTGAGTTCTAGCAAGAGGGTCAAGTATTGCATCACCTTGTTTTAAAGCAAAGAAAGTAGCTTTTATAGTGTCTGCAAAATGCATCCTCATTCCATTGTATTGAGAAAAGCCTAATCTAAATGATCTTAAATCTGCTCTTGCAAGACCACCTCCCATTTGTTCTAAAGGTCTAATTAATGCTTCATAAATACCAGACTTCATGTTGATTGCTTGTGTAAATACACCAGACAATAGTGAGTTAATATAAAGTGAGTTAAATGCTTCTACTGTTCTTTGGTATTTTGTTTTAGCAATAGAATTAATTACTTGTTCTAAAGGTGCATCTTTAATTAAGTTTGCCATAGTTACAGAATCTCCTCTAAAATTTTGAATAATATCTACCATTTTTTCTACATCTAAAATTTTACCTTCTGATCTAGCAACTTTAATTCTTCCAGCTTGAGTGGTTCTAGCAGCACCTCTTATTTGTTCTTTAAGAGCAACTACTGTTTTTCTAACTATCTCACTTTGTAAGGCTACTTCTTCTTTTGCTTGTTTAGTCCAAGCCTTAGTATCTTTACCAAATTTATTTACATATTGTTCTGCTGTTTCTTTTAAAGTAAATGCAAGTTCTTGTAATACTTGTTTAGATGCTAACATTCTAACTGTAGCATTTTTTGCAGTAGCAGCTTCTTTAGGTAATGCTCTTAAAACTTCTTCTTTATTTCCTGATAATAATGTTGCTAATTCTTCTGCTGTTTGATTTTTTAATACATCATTTTCTAAATAATCTTTTGTTACATCATCAAATCTTTCAGATACATCATCTATTGTTTTTAAAACTTCAGCAGAATTTAAAAATGATTTAGTATTTAATATTTTTTTAATAAAAGATTCTGTTTGTTTCTTAGCTTCTTTTTCACCAATGTTTATTTTTTTAATATATTCTTTAGTATTAATAGCTTTATTATTTTCTACAATTTGAGTTAAAACTTTTTTAGTTTTTTTCTTTTTTTTTAAATCATTAATAGCTTCACCTGTTTCTTTATATATCTGTTCTTTTTTTGCCATATCTTGAGTTCCTTTAGCTTTTTTAAATGCTTTGATACCAAAAAGAATTTCAAGAGGTCCACCAATAAGCATACCTTCAAGTACATTTTTTAATCTACCTTCCATCTCAGTATCATCTTCATCTGTTGCTAGGTACTGAGTAACTGCATTATTTAAAACAGGAGAATCAAACTCAACTAACATATCTGAAAGTCTACCTTCATTAGGATCAAAAACAGTAAGATCAGCAACAGCACCAGCCGTCATACCTCTTAATCCTGTTTTAATTATTGTTCCACCTAATCCCACGCCTTTTAAAATTTTAGATGGTCCTACAAATCCTGTAACAAATCTTGCTGCACCTTCAGTTAAGTTTTCTGCAAGACCTTCTGGTTTATGAAACACAGGTAAATTTCTTTGTTGAGAATAAGCACCTTCTTTCCATTTTTTAGGTGTTACATATTTTGGTATAAAATCTTTTAATTCAGTTTTACCATCACCATCACCAAATGCTAAACCCCCTAAAGAAACAATATTTTCATCTATAAAATCACCACTTTCTTCTACCGCATTAACTACACCTTGACCTGCTGATAAAGTTAATCTTCCTGCTTTATTCCAAAAATTAAAATCATTTTCATCTGGATTGGTAATTAAACCAGAATTAACTGGTTCTATTTTTTTAATACTTTTTTCAGCTTCTTCAAGAAACCTTAGAGCTTCTTCAGACAATTGTACATCTGCCATACTTATCCTTCTTGTCTTGATTTAAGAATTTCAACGTAATCATTAAAAAATTTATTAACTTGAACCTTACCATCTTCATCCACATAGCCATTTAATTTTGCTAGTGATACTAATGTATTTCTTATAGGTTTTCCTTCAGCATCTTTAAGGCTTGGATTTTTTTTATATTCACTATACCATTCAAAAACACTTGCTGTTTCCCTAACTACATTAAATTTATTTTCTGTTAAATTAAATGCTGTAATTTGTTCTGTAGTAACATCATCATATTTATCAACTAAATTTAATCTTAAATCTCTAGCATATTGTTGTTGTTCATTGTAAGTTGCATCTGGATTAGATTGTACATACAAATCTATCCTTGATTCATATTCAAGACCAGCTTCTGAAGCTCTTTCTTTATTAACACCTTTATTAAATGAAGCATCAAAAGCGTTAAAAAAAGTTCCTTCTAATAATTTTTTTTGCTCTGTTTGATATGTATAGAATTTATTACCTTGTTCAATCTTTCTAACAAAAGTATCATGTCCAATGCTTTCAGTTAAAATTTTTTGTTTAAGTGTTGCAAATGCTTTTTCTCTTTTTCCAGAAATAGTTTTACTACCAGTATATCTTTCAGTATTTTCTAATTCATTTAACAATCTTTCAGCTTCTTCATAATCAGAATTGGGATCTCCCTTAACTGCTATAGATTCAATTTTTTGTACATAAGAATTGTAAATAGAATTATTAAAATTTTCATCAGATAAAAACTTAACACCATTTACACTTTTATCTAATTCTTTAATTTTATTTACAGCATCAGGCGTACCAATAAAAGAATCAGTATCTGTTAATAATAAAACACTATCAATAGCTTCTTTTCTTTTTTTAAGATCATCAGATCCCAACATGTGTTCTTCATTAAATAATTGAGCTTTTATATATAAATTGTTTCTATATTGATTTTTTAATCTTGGGTTTGTTTCAGTTTTAAATTTTACTAATTCTGCATTAACATCCTCATTATAAACTTTAACACTTTCTTTTTCATACGCTTTAAAAGAGTTTTGTTTTAAATGATAAATACTTTCAGAGTTTTCTAAATCAATAGATTGTTCTACTAATTTTTTAATTCTTCTATTTTTAATACTTGATGTTTTTTGTTTTATTAAAGGTGTAAAAGTATTTTTCCAATTATTAATAGATTCTTCTTCACTAATATTATTTTTTTGTGATTCAATAATTTTGTCTGATTCTGCTTTTAATTCTAATACTGTTTTTTTAGCAATTAATTTTTCTTCATTATCTCTTTTTTTAATTGCATAATTTGTAATTTCATTAACAGTAGGCAATAATGATGCTGCCATAGAACTTCTAGGATCAATTTTTATATTAGATTTAATAGAACTTACTTCTGCTGTTGGTCTACCTTTTGCTGTAAATGTAGGTATCTTAGGCATAATTATCCAAACGCTTTCAATAAACTTGTTCCTGCTTGACCATAATAACCTATTTCTGCAGCTTTGGCTTCATTTCTTGCTACTTGTCCTTTCATTCTTGCAAAGTTTGCTTCTTCCATTTTTTGTGCTTGTGCAACTTTAGAATTATAATCTAAAATATCTTTTTCTATTTCTGCTTGTTGAGCATTATATTTCATAATATTTAAACCAGAACCAGATAATTCTACACCTGAGGTTAATATAGCTGTTTTAGTTTCTCCCTGTAATTGTGTAAACTGTTGGTCAAATCTAGCAATATCAAATTCTTTTTGTTGTTCAAGTCTTTCAGCTTCTTGTTGTGCAACTTGAGCATTACGATTTTGAACAGCTTGGTTATATTTACCTGCTGCTGATGCTTGTTTTGCTGCTACTGTTGAAGTTACAGCTGTTGCTACTAATGCTGCTTGCCATCCCATTAGAAAATCCTCGCATATCTGTATTGATGTGAACCATCAAAGCCATAGTGTTTCATTAAACCTTCATTCTCTAAACCTAACCATTTAGCAAATCTTAAACCTTTATCAAAATCTACCCTTACAGCAGTTTGTACTCTTTTAATATTATTTTTTTTAGCAACAATAGCAAAATCTTTTTTGATTGCTTTAG